ATCGCCATGACCGACAAGCGAAGCACGACCGAAATCACCACGGTTGAGCCGACAGAGATTCACGCGGTGCTTTCTCGGCACCTGGGGCAGAAGTTGGGCATTGCGTGTCCCGAATGGCCGAAGCGGAGTGACAAAGCAGCATGACCGATGATGGCGCAAGTATTTACTGCCCGGTGTGCGGGCGAACGATCTATGCCAGCAACTTTTGGGAGGTCGCAGCTGGCGAGCATGACGGGTATCTGTTCGTGCACGACGAGGTTCCGCATACAGACGACGACTTGAAAGCACTTGAATGGGGTGTGCAATGAAAGATTTCGAGACAAACCTGATTGAAGTCACCGTTCGCGGCGATGTTGGTTGCGGGAAAAGCGAAGTGCTTGAGGTGATTGCCAACGCTCTGAATGAGTTTTACAGGGACGGGAGCAAGGTCAAGGTTGCCGGGAAAGTCTGCAAGGGAGCGATTGAGTCAGCAAAGTTCACTAAACAGTCAGCAAAATTCAAGCCGACCGTTTTCGTGCTCTACGAAAGGATGCCCGGGCAGGATTGAAGCTTATGAACCGAGCCGACTTCAAACGAATGATGAAAGCCCGCGTGCATACGCCGAGCATTGGTACCGGCCAAACTCGGAAGCAGGACAAGCGGCAACTCTCTGACCAGCTGCGCCGGGACACTGAGGCATTCCTTGCCCGGGGAGGCAGGGTTCAGGAGTTGGAGAACCGAGAAACCGAATTTCAGCCAACGTGGCGCGCCTATGCTGCGGCGGCTTTTGATGAGCGAGGTGAGGTGTGAAGAAGTGCCGCGTGTGCAAGGCCAAGTTTGAGCCGTTCAACAGCTTGCAGCAGGTTTGTAGCACCGCCTGTGCGTTGCAGAAAGCGCAGAAAGACTTGCAGAAAGATGCAGAAAGGAAGGCGAAAGAGCAGCGCCAGTGGATTCGGGAGCAGAAAGCGAAGCTCAAAACGCGCAACCAATGGCGCAAGGAAGCCCAGCAAGCCTTCAACAAATTCATTCGGACACGCGACGAGCACGAGCCCTGCATTTGCTGCGGGCAATGGGGTAGTGACGAAGCCTGGAAACCAGGAGGCCAATGGGATGCAGGGCATTACCTTTCGGTGGGTAGTCACCCTGAGCTTAGATTCGATGAAGCCAACTGCCACAAGCAACTGAAATCCTGCAATGCCGGTGAGGGCAAGTTTGCCCACAAGCGCCGGACGGTCAGCGAGGAATACCGGGAGCGCCTGATTCAGAAGATCGGTCAATCCGAAGTGGATAGGCTTGAGGGTCCGCACCCGGCCAGGCATTACAGCATCGACGACTTCAAAGAGATCAAGGCGTACTACAACGCCAAGATTCGCGAACTGAAAGCCGAGAGGAAAGCTGCATGATTTGCAAAATTGCAGGCTGCGGAAAGCCTATCCGTTACAAGTCCCAGCAGGTATGTCAAATGCATTACTTCAGGAACATGCGGACCGGGAGTTACGACCTGAAAGCAAAGTCCCGACAGCAAAGGAGAGAAAATCAAAAAGGGTATCAGCTAATTTGGTCGCCACAGCATCCGCTCAGGGACAGTCAGGGCTATGTGTACGAGCACAGGGCGGTCATGTATCGCATAAAGGGCGATGATTGCGGAAGCTGCGCCTTGTGCGGCAAACCTGAGTCTTGGTCAACCTGCCATGTAGATCACATTGACGAGAATATCAAAAACAACGCTGCACAGAACCTAAGAGTTTTGTGTCGTGGCTGCAACGTCTTTCGCGGCCGCACGCCTGAGAGTTACCACCTATGCGATGTTGGCTTGCTTGAGCATGAGGGAAAACGAGATACCGCGCACGGCTGGTCTAAAGACCCCAGAGTCAGCGTCAACGGATCAACTATCCGGCGGCGAAAGCGGAAAGGTTGGAGTGATCACAAAGCCCTTTTTACACCATCAAGAACATACCGAGGCAAGGCCAAAGCGCGAGAACTGGAGAGGGCTGCAGCATGACATCACGAATCGACATCATAGGCACGAATGGCAACGAGGGAAGCCATTACGGCGAAGGCTGCAAGCGGCAAACGATGGCCGATATCTATCCGAAGTATTACAAAGATGTCCGCCACCTCGACAGCGTGGACGTGTATCGCGTTCACAGGTTATTCGGCGTGACTGATAACGAGCTGCACCATGCCAGTAAGAAGATCCTGCTTTGTGGTGTCCGCACTGGCGGCAAGCCGGCGCGGAAGGAAATCGAGGAAGCTCGGGACACACTGAACCGGTGGCTCGAAATTCAGGATGAGGACGAGCGACAGTGAACCAACTAACCGCCATCGTAGCCGGAAAACGCTGCACCATGCTCACAGGCGAAAGCCTGGAAGAAGCCGCACGCAGCTGCCGGGATCGGTTCGGCGAACGGTTTGAAGGATTTGAGCCTGTGCCCATCGAGGCCCAGGCGCGCATGAAGTGGAGCGAATACCGGGAGAAGCGCATTACCCGGGAGGAATTGGAAGCCTGGCTGAAAGAACAAACGGCGGAAGATGAGAAGCAGATACGGGGTATGTTTAACAAGATGCGGGGTGGCAAATGAGGCTGAAGAAATCTGACGACGACAAAGCAGTCCGGAAGATGGCAGAGGTTACGGTCGATCTGTTCCTTGAGGTTGTTTACAGCCGGGAGTCGGATTGCGGCTGGCGTGGCGACAGCCTGATAGGCAAGTTGGTGGCATTCAAGGGAGAGCTGCCCCAGAGCTCAGGGTTTAGTGGTTTCAGTAAGGTGTGGGAGGAAACCGTAGGCCTGAGAGATTGGACAAAGGCCCACAAAATGGCCTGCATCGTTATGATGAGACTGTCAGATCGTCAGCGGGAAGCGGCCTGCATTGATCGCGCCTACCGTGGTCGGGTGAAGGCAATCGATCCGTTCAACCCCGATAAGCCGGTGGAAATTCTGTGGGATGACCGGCGCTGTGCTGACGAGCTAAAGTGCTCTATCCCCGCTTTCAGGCAGAGGATTGTTGACGCTTACAGCAGGCTTGAATCCATGCTTTCGCTACCAGAAAAGGCGGCCGCATAATCGCCTGACACCAGAGTGTTGACAGTTTTCTGATTAGAGAGTAGTGTGCCAGCTATGTTGTTATAAAAGCCTCTGAAACCCGCGTCCTCCCAAGGTCTGCGGGTTTTTTATTGCTCATCTGCCAGCCCGTAAGTGCAGACAGAGTTACGGCCCCGTTCAGCGCGGCCAGCCAACACGACCCCGGCCACTGCCTTGCACGCCGGGGTTTTTATTTCCAGACCAGAACACTGCCTATGAATCGCCATGCGTGTCTTTACCGTTGAATTGTTGGAAGTTTTACGTCTAATTCTGTGCTAAAATATTGTTTTTAGCGGAGAATTAGAGATGCCGAAAATTGAAGTTTCGTGCGCAATCTGCAAAGAAAAGTTTCTGACCTACCCGAGCAAGATAAAGATTGGGAAGGGGAAATACTGCTCGAACAAATGCCGGCATAGCGCAAAGAGCAAGGAGTTAAAGGGGCAGAATTCACCTTTCTGGAAAGGTGGAAAGGTGTCTCGCGACTGCAAGATTTGCGGGGCAGAGTTTAAGGCCGCAAAGTCGAGGGTTCATGCCAAATACTGCTCAAGGGCATGCTCCAACAAAGGTAAGGTTGGCGCCATGGCGGGGCAGGACAACCACATGTGGGCGGGCGGGGCAGTTGAGTGTGAGTGCGCCATGTGCGGCCAGCATTTCTCAGTCAACAAGGCAAAAGTAAGGATTGGCGCCAAGTTCTGCTCAGTTAAGTGCAAGCATGAATCTCAGGCGGTCAAGAAGATAAGCCTGACCTGCGAGGTGTGTGACGCCGTCTTTGAGCGCTACCCCAGCGATATCTCCAAGGCAAAAAAGCGGGGGTATTCAGCCGCAGTGTGTAGTCGCGAGTGCCACGGGGAGGCGCTAACTAAGAGGCAAACTCGGGAAGGCAATCCTCAATGGAAGGGTGGCGTTACGCCAGAAAACAAGCGGATACGGGATTCGAAAGAAACTGCTGACTGGCGAAAAGCTGTCTTTGAAAGGGATGACTATACCTGCCAGCACTGCGGAGATAGAAATCGCAAAGGGCGAGGCAGAAATATCCATCTGCACGCTCACCACATAAAGGGTTTTGCGGCCTTTCCAGAGCTTCGCTTTGATTTGGATAACGGCCTAACCCTCTGCGCGCCATGCCACTACAAGGTTCATTCAAAAAATGGACAGGAATCTGCTCAAAACACAACTGAAGCGGCACGAGGGCTTGAGGCTAAAGCCATACCTTGATACCGCATCGTCGCCTCGCCTAACTATTGGCTATGGCCGGAACCTGGAAGACGTTGGAATCAGTCGCGATGAGGCGGACTTCATGCTCGACAACGATATCGACGAGGTTGAGAAGCATCTGGAGACCGTGGACGAATACAACGGCCTTGACCCGATCCGGCAGACCGTTCTGGCGAACATGGCTTTTAATCTCGGCTTCCGGGGCTTGATGGGCTTCAAGAAGATGTGGAAAGCCATTGCCCGCAAAGACTACACCGAAGCCGCCCGGCAAATGCTCGACAGCCGCTGGGCTCATCAAGTCGGCTACCGCGCCCAGGAACTCGCCCAGATCATGCGGACAGGAGTGGCGGGTGAGTGATACAGACCTAATCCTGCAGGCGCTCAAAGAGCACCGGGAAGAAACCCGGCAAGACCTGCACGAATTACGGCAAGCCACGGTCAAGGTTGCCGATGCAGCCGCAGACATGGGCAAGACGATGGCGCGCTCGGAAGAGCGGCACGCTCAGCATGAAGATGCGATGAAGCGCATAGGGCGCCACCTGGATGACCACGAGGTGAGAATCCGAACGCTCGAGGATGGAAGGGTACACGTCGATGAGTGCCGAAAGCACGCTGAAGAGCTCGACAACATTAAGGCCCAGCTGATTACCGGCAAAGCGTCGGTATCCGCCAGCTGGAAAGTGCTTACAGTGATTGGCGCGATGATGCTCGGGGCAGCCGCCCTGGTATCCGCAGCCGTCAATATGGGCATAGGCCGGTGAGCGACCACCCAGACCCGGAGCGCTACTGGCGCCACCGCCGAAGACTGGCGTATACCGCCATGGGCGCCCTACTGTTTACGCTGGCCTGCGCCCTGTTTGCGCCGGTACGCGAAGCCGCTATCCCGCTGATTGAGTCCCTGGCATGGGCCTTTGCGGTCATCGTCATCGGGTACTACGGCAACAACGCGATTGAAGCGTTCAGCAAGGGGCGAAAATGATCCCGTATCTCAAGCCTGCACTGATCGCCGTAACCGTCGCCGGCCTGACCGGTGGCGGCTGGCTGGCCCGAGGCTGGTTCGAGGACAGCAAGGACCTAGCAGCCATGGAGGCACAGGAGGCATTAGCCGCAGAGATCCGTGAAGGCCAAGCCCAGGTCTCCAAGCAGGTTGCGGATCACCTGAGCCAATTGGAAGGCACAGAGCGCATCATCGACCGGGGGATCATTCGTGAAGTCAGCAAGCCGATTTATCAGCGTGTGTGTCTGCCTGATCGTGCTATCCGCCTGCTCAACGCAGCCGCCCAGGGTCAAAATCCCGGAGAACCTGAAGGTGAAGTGTCCGGAGACTCTACCGCTGCTGACTGACGGCACCGGCCGAGATGTGACAGTGACCATGCGGGAATGGGCAAGCCAATACCACCGCTGTGCTATCCCACACAACGGTCTGGTGGACGCAATCAACGAGGTTTCCAAGTAATGCCCGCACCCATAGTCCTGAGAAACCTGATCCCGGAGACGAAGATCGTTCCGAATCCGCCTGCCGGTGAGCCGGTGATTGCCACGAAAGCCGAGTTGCGGGATGGCACTCGGTCGAATTCCAGCGGTGGCGGCGACCCGATTGACCCGATTGATCCTGGCGCTTGGTGATTATGTCATGACGCTGAATGGTGAGGATGCGGCGGGGAATGCGGCGGCTGAGGATACGGCGACGTTGAGTGTGGTGGATGAGCTGCCTGCCGGCGTTATTGGCCAAGTCAAACTTTCAAGATCCAGATCAACTAGACGCTATCCAGCGAGGGTATAGATATGCCAGGCGAACAATTCACACAGACGCCGGTTTATGACCGTGGCGTTCTTCCGATTTCTGCCGGGGCTGACGCAACCGCTGCAATTACCAGTAGCCGCATCGGCCCGTTCGGTGACCGTGCGCAAGCGGTTCGGTTATCCGTGTCGGGCGCAAACGCTCGGCTTAAGTTCGGTGACGACTCCGTGACTGTTACAACCAGTACCGGCATTCAGATGCAGGACGGTATGAAGGATGTTCTGCGCATTCCTGCAGGCGCCACCCATCTTGCGATTATCCGCGAGGCTGGGACTGACGCAACCGTGAATTATGTAGAGCTTCAATAACCGCCATGGCGAGACCGACGAAATACAAGAAAGAGTTTGCAGAGCAGGCTAGAAAGTTATGCTTGCTTGGCGCAACCGACAAGTCGCTTGCTGAATTCTTTGAGGTTACCGAGTCCACGATTAATAAGTGGAAGGTGGATCACAAAGAGTTTTCGGAGTCCATAAAAAAGGGCAAGGAAATCGCGGACGCAGAAGTTGCAAGCAAGCTGTATCACCGGGCTACTGGATACGAGCATCAAGAGGATGATATTCGGTCAGTGAATGGCGAGATAGTCATTACGCCTACAGTGAAGCACTACGCTCCGGACACAACTGCAGCAATCTTCTGGTTCAAGAACAGGAAGAAGGCAGAGTGGCGTGACAAGCAAGACCATGAGGTTACCGGCAAGGACGGCGGCCCAATTGAAACGAAAGACCAGTCTGAAAACGACGTTGCGCGTCGCATTGCGTTCCTGCTGACAAAGGCAACCAAGCAAAAATAGCGGCCGCCCGGCCAACCATTATGCGGAGAAAACCATGAGCGAAATCCTGACATCAATTCACAGTCGCCGTGTCGGTATCGACAAGGATGACAACCTCGTTTTGCCGAAGGGCTCACTGTCGCCACTGAACGGCACGGCAACCGCTGCGGCTGGGGCTGCAACATTGAACGCTTCTGCGGGTGTTGTGACCTCTGAAGCGCTAACTACAGCGGCTGGAGCAGACTATGCGCTTACGCTGTCCAGCGACAAGATTGCGGCCGGTGACATGGTGTTTGCGTCTGTCGATAACGGCACCAACACCACTGAAGGCATTGCCGTGCATCGAATCTCGCCGAGTGCAGGCCAGGTGATTATCCGAGTTCGGAACACTCACGCAACGGTTGCACTAAACGGCACGATCAAGATTTCGTTCTTTGTTATCAAGGCGTAAATGTCCAGCCTTTCTCTTGATGACATCCTGTCGCGCTTAAGTGACCTGCCAGAAGGTGACAGGGCTGAGATAGAGAGACAGGCAACTAAACTTGATCAGCTATGGGTGCCAAATCCGGGGCCTCAGTCAGAGGCCTTTTTTTGTGAGGCGGACGAGCTGTTTTATGGCGGACAGGCAGGCGGCGGAAAGTCCGCACTAGCCTGCGGTCTAGCGGTTACCGAACACCAGCGCTCTCTGATCCTGAGACGAATCAACAAAGACGCCAAGAAGCTGGCCGAATCCGAACTGCTCGGCAAGATCTTTGACGGTGACCGCTCCGGCTGGAATGGCACCGACCTGAAGTGGAAGCAGGCCAATCAAAGCATTGAGTTTGGCGGCTGCGAAATGGAAGTGGATAAGCAGCGGTACAAAGGTGACCCGCATGACCTGATCGTGTTCGATGAGGTCACCGACTTCCTGAAAAGCCAGTACGAATTCATCACCATCTGGAACCGCTCAACCACGCCAGGCCAGCGCTGCCGCGTGGTGGCTACCGGCAATCCGCCGACTACGGCCGAGGGGTTGTGGGTGATCGAGCATTGGGCGGCCTGGCTGGACCCGAAGCACCCGAATCCTGCGAAGTATGGCGAGTTGCGCTATTACGTGCGGGATGAAACCGGGCGTGAAGTTGAGGTGGATGGCAAGGGCCCTCATGTGATCGAGGGCAAAGAAGTCTACGCCAAGTCGCGCACCTTCATTCCGGCCAAGCTCTCAGACAATCCGGATCTGGCCGCTGACGGCGAGTATGAGCGAGTTCTTGATGCTCTGCCCAAGGAGCTGCGGGACGCCTACCGGGATGGCCGGTTTGATGCCGGCATTAAAGACAACCCCTGGCAGATGATCCCGACCGAGTGGGTGCTGGAGGCGCAAGAGCGCTGGACCAGTAAGCCGCCTGAAGGCATTCCCATGTGTGGCATGGGCGTGGACGTAGCTCAGGGCGGCGATGATAACAACGTCATTTCAGTTCGGCATGACGGCTGGTTTTCCGAACTGATCGTGATTCCAGGCAAAGAGACTCCGCTGGGCACCGATGTCTCCGGGGTTGTGATTGCGAACCGTCGAGATAACCCGATTGTGATTGTGGATTGTGGCGGCGGTTATGGCGGTACGGTTTACAAGCACCTGAAAGAGAACGGCATACCGGTATCGCCCTACAAAGGCGCGGAAGAATCCCGGCGCCGGACCAAAGACAACCAACTTCGCTTCTCCAACCGCCGCACACAAGTCTGGTGGCAACTGCGGGAAGCGCTGGACCCAGCCCAGCCGGGCGGATCATCCATCGCCCTGCCGCCTGACAGTCGGCTTCTGTCGGACCTGACGGCACCCACCTATCAGGTGGTGAAGCAAGGCATTGTCATGGAGCCGAAGAAAGACCTGATTAAGCGCCTTGGCCGCTCCACTGACTATGGGGATGCGGTGGCTATGTGTTGGTCTGAAGGTGGGCGCATGGCCAGCGATCACAAGCAATGGAGCAATCGCGTTGGCGGCATGACCGGTCGAACCCCGCAAGTCGTCATGGGCCACAAGACAGCCAGGAGAAGGTAATGAGCAAAGCCAAAGACGTAGTGAAGACCGCGATCAATCCATTCTGGTCAGCCTCCGAGAAAGGCGGCAAGAAGGCTACGGAAGCGGTGGCGGAATCCATGACCCCGGATATACCGAACATGGACGATGGCGATCAGCCGGTGATGCCGGATGCGGACGAAGCAACCCTGATGAAGAACAAGAAGGCTGCCGTGGCCAGGCAGCGTCAGCGCTCCGGGCGGGCCAGCACCATCCTTTCATCCTCCAACAAGCTGGGCGGCTAAATGGATCAGCGCGCGAAAGATCTCATAAAACAGGGTAATTACCTGTTTGAAAAGCGCACCTCACTGCTGTCTCTATGGCAGGAAATTGCGGATAACTTCTATCCGGAGCGCGCTGACTTCACTGTAGTTCGCAACCTTGGCAGCGAGTTTGCCGATAACCTGATGACCAGTTACCCGGTTATGGCGCGTCGTGACCTGGGCAATTCGTTTGCCTCCATGCTGCGCCGGGATGACTGGTTCAGCCTGCGGGCGGAAGAAGAAGCCCGGGAAGACAACCGGGCGCGTCGTTGGATGGAGTGGGCTGGGGGCGTTCAGC